CAATTTAGATGGAAGATATTTTTAAATCGATTCAAGAGGGTATTAATTTACAGAGAGAGTGGATCGCGAAGTCGTTTACGATCAATATTGATATCGAAAAGGGAAAGAAGTCTCCTATTGGAGCTATTCACGTTAATAAACAAGGAACTTGGGTCAAAGTATCTGATACTGGTAATGGTCACAAGGATTGGGTTTTGGAGAAAAAAGTTAAGTCTGAATCTAAAATCGAAGAGAAGGAAGAGTGTTCAAAATCAGAATTAAAATCAGAGAAAATTAAAATGAATGAGAGTTTCCCGAAAAATTTTAATATTGCTAGGGAGAATCTGACGACATCAGAAATGTTTCAAAAAACATCAAAAGGAAAATTTAAAGATCAAAATGAACTATATGATAAATTAGGAGGCAAAGAGAATTTAGAGAAAAAATTAAAAAGTTTTATTAATGACAGTGCCGTTTATATGGCTATTAAGAGTGGAACGCTTATTAGAGAGATTATTAATAAATCAGACGCATTTAAAAATAGTCTTGAAACGGGAAAAGGGTCTTTTAAAACGATTGGAGAAGAGAGAACGCTGAAAGAGAAGTTTATTTTTGGCATAGATACAGAAGCTAATTCAAGCGAAGCAGATAATTTTCCAAAATACGGATTTATTTCTTCAAAAGAAGAGATGAGTTATGAACCTATCTCCGAAGGAAATTATGGAAATGCATATGTAAAATTTAAGACATCTGCTGTCAAAGATAGAACTAGTATTACTTTGGGAGATTCGTTCAATGATAATGGTTCTATCTCGTATAAAGGTCAAATAGATTTAACTTCTGTAGCGCCCCCTACTAAATTAAATGATGTAGATGATAAACTCATTTGGGGCATTAATAATAATGATCCTAACTCAGATATGTGGAATAAAATAAATGAAGCTAAAAATATTGATGAATTTACAGAAGCATCTGTTTCTTCATATATGGAAGCTCAAATATATGGGAAGCTGTCTATAGATGATGTTGATAGCATTTTTGTAAGTTCTATAAAGGAAGCAGATTCTTTTAACGCAGCGTTGAAAAAGGCAGGTAGAGAAATAAAAGTTTTGCCTTGTAAATTTGATAATAGATTAAACAATCTTGTGGGTGGTTATCATAGAGGGGATGGTCCTAGATATCGCGCTTCATTAAATCCAAGTGATATTGATAATCTTGGCGATTATTACATAGATATATTAGCTAATAAATGGCTTGCTGAGTCAGAAGTTGAAGTTAAGCATAATGCATTACCCTCTGGACTAGTTTTACTTGCTAAAAAATATAATCAGTTTACTAAAGATGAGCAAGGTCGTAAGGTAAGAATTCATTCAGATATAAGTATGGAAGACAAAAGAAATTGGCTTAAGAAATTCTACGAACTAATGTCTAATGGAGATGATGGAGGAATGCCTTTCTTTTGGCGTGAAGATTATAGAAAAACAATAGGAGGATTCACTGATGATGTGATGAATAAGAAACTATTGATAAAATATAAATAAAATGATTAGACGAACATAGATAAATAAAATGGAACAACCAGTAACCAAGTCAAGGGATCTTTCGTTAATAGACTTCTATTCTGTACTTCAACAAGAATTCATCTCCTATTATGTACGTTCGAAGATCTACCCGAAACCTTTCTCAGAGAAGTATAAGAACTATTGTATCTGCAAGAGGGACAAGATTGAGAAGATAAGTGAGAAGAATAACTTGCCTTCTATCTTCAACAGCAACAGCACAAAAGAACGATGTATCAGAGAGTTTTTTGCTGAGTATGGCCTCCCTAATTTTGAGTATAGAGATGAGAAGTCAAAGTCTATAATGGGACGTTGGGACTCAATCTATTTCTTCCGAGAGGGAGTGAAAGTGAGGATCAAACTCGACAGTGAATATCTCGACCTGCCCGTCATTAAGAATATGTTCTCAGATAATAGCGTCACAGTAAAAGTAAAGGGAGAATTGGAGCAGTTCAATTACTCCTATGTATCTAGAATACTGACTGACTCGTTGGTCGATTGGGACATCTAATCAATAACGATTATAAATTATGAGAAATATAAGATTTATATTTTTCGTATCAGTTTAATTATTAATTTTATGGCAAATTAAAAAGAGAAGATCATGAAACCATTTGAAATTGATATTGAATTGGAAACTGTTACAATTAAACTTTTTGCCAAAAATAAAACTGAAGCCAAAAAGAAAGCTCTATTAAAGTTGAGTAAAATTAATCCCACTAAACTTATTAGTAAAAGCTGGCCTGATAAAAAGAAAAACATTGATGTAAACGAAGTGTAATGAATTTTAATTAATAATTTTAACGCTACAAAATATTCAACAAAATGAGCATAGAAGACGACATCCGCAAAGCACAAGAACAACAGAAAGAGATACTAAAATCTTTTTATGGCAGTGAGGCCACTCCCGATCTTGTGAAGAGAGTAGAGACTGATATCGAGAAGGCTAAGAAATCTCCCATCGGGACGATCCACGTGAACTCAGCCGGGACATGGAAGAAGATGACAGACACTGGCGATGGCCATAAAGACTGGGTAAGAGTTAAGAAAGGTGACAAAGATCATCCTGAAACACCTAAGACTGAAGAAAAGAAAGAAGAACCTAAGAAAATTGATTGGGCTGCTAGAACTGCTCCTGAAGAGAAACCTACATATGATTTTAAAGTTGGAGATAAGGTTAAATTAGGCGATGATATTAATCTAGTGTCTTTATCTGATTTAAAAGGAAAAACATTAGAAGTAGTTGGGGAAGAGAAAACAGATTTGATTAGTCAACCTACTTTTATTAAAGTTAAACTTCCTGATGGTGAAGTAAAGTCATTTAGTCCAGACTATCTGAAGAAGTTTGATGAGAAGGAAGAGAAAAGTAAAGAAGAGAAAGATGAATTTTATATGAAAAGGGAATTAATATCTTCTATAGATAATTCAGAACATGAAAAAGTTTCAGAACTTTCAGATAGAGATTTAAAATATCGTTTAGACACCCTTACTTCTATATCCAGACATACAATTCTTAATGCTTCAGCTTCAAAAATGTTGCGTTCATTAATTCAAGAAAAACAGTCTAGGTATGCTAAGTCTGAACCCAAGAAAGAAGAAGAATTCAAAGTTGAAGTTCCCAAGGAAGAAATTGTTTTATTAAATAAAATTAACGCATTAGATAAAGAATTTAAAGCAAAAAATATTAAGAGTGATTATGATTATTTTATGACAAGTGAAGGAGTGAAAGCTAAAGATAAAATTGATGAGTTGAGAGTTAAATATAATGATTTAAGAGTTAAAAGATTCATTGCATTATTAGCTGATAGTAAAGCTAAGCCTGAACCCAAGAAAGAAGAAGTAAAACCAGTAGAAGAGAAGAAGGAAGACAATTCACTTGAAGAAGCTAACAGGGAATTTAGAGATCGTAAGAAATCTCTTTATAAAACATTTGCTGCAATGTCATCTAATCAATGCAGTATCAAGGCAGCTAAAGAAGTAGCAAAGAAATTCAAAATCAGATATCAAGACATTCTTAAAACCAAAACTCCTGATAATAATCTTGAAGGAGATAAAGGGTGGGATAAGAATGGAGATATTAAATAAATAATCAAACCCAATTTCGCAATATGCTCGTAAAATTCAAAGAACTTCGTGAAGGTTTTGTCTTACCTAAAAAGCATTTGATACTGAACGTCACATGAGCAGATACTCTTCTGCTCATTTCAACTATTATCTATAATCTTTACAAATTTCACTTTTATTTTATATCATTTGTAAAATAGAAGTATAAATGTTATACTTTTACAGAGTCACAACTATAAGATATCAACCATGAGAACTGACAGAGAATTGAGAAACATGACCACCATCCAGTTGGGGAAAGAAGCAACACTATTAGGAATAACAAAAACAGGAATAATGGATAAAGTTAAATTAATCGAGAAGATCAAAGTAGCTCAGGCTGCAACGCCAGCATCTGATGAATACACTGATCGCAACAGCGATATCATCGCAGCAGATGACAGGGCAAATTTCAGGGTAGGGGGCAAGTGGTTCCCTGGCACAATTACAAAATTCAAATCAATCGAGGACGACCAGTATGCGTATGCTCTGCTGGACGGAAGCGAAAAAGTAAAGATGTTCCACACTATGGACGTCGAATTGGACAAGAACGCAAAATCTAAAAGCAATATGAAGAAGAAAGAAGTTCCTCAGGAGCAAGTTGAGGAAGTAAAGAAAGAATCAAAGAAGGCAGTGCTCGCTGAGCTCCTTGAGCAGCCATCAGTTGAAGAACAGGAAGTAGAACAGGTAGAAGAGCAAGAAGTTGCCCCTATTGAAGTAAAAACATCTACTCGTACCTCGCTGCCTCCAGCATCCATGAAGATCGCAAAAGCAGACGCTCCAGTCATCAAGACGAAAGAGGCTGATAAGAACATTGCCAAAGACAAGAAAGCTCCTGCAGCATCGTCAGATGACATGCTTGCATGTATTTTCGCCAAGGGCGATGATGTGACATTCACATCTGCCAAGAACTCCAAGCTGGCTTCTAATCAGGAGCTGAAGGGCAAAGTTGTATCTGTCAAGACTGATAAGGGCAAGTACTGGCTGTCCATCAAAGTAGAGGGCTTGGGACACTTCATGAAAGAGGCATCTAAATGCCAGAAGTAAATCAGATCACGGTGACTCCTGACTCATCCAAACTGGGCCAGGAGTTCCTAGATGCTCTCGATAGAGTGCTCATCACCAGAGCAGATAGAGCAGATCAGTATGGAGACACCTATCTCGGAGACGACTATATGTTCCTCTACTATCAGGTGCTCAACAAGATGAAGCGATTCAAGCTCCAGATGAGCATGGAGAGCGGACAAGAGCAGATAATCAACAGAGAGGTGGCTCTGGACTCAGCCATCGATTGCGCAAACTATGCAATATTCATAATAGCAAAGATTCTGAAAGATGAGAGTGAGAGATAACTATATCCTCGGCGCAGGCATAAGCGGCCTAATATACGCTTACTACAACAGAGATTTCACGATCATATCCCCAGATATCGGGGGCAAGCTCAACAACAAATTCTTCGAGAACATATTCTACCTACACGCCACTCCATTCACCGAGAGGCTGCTCGAGGACCTCAAGCTCCCAATAGTAAAGAAGACGCAGCTCATAAAATATGTCAAGTCTGACAAGATATTGACAAAGCTCACGATAGAGGACAAGAAGAAGTTCATATCGAAGAAGCTCAACGACCCTGAGTTCGACGCTAAAGACCTCTCGCTCAGCACCAGCGACAACTTCATCTCAGTCTTCGAAGTATCGTTCCAGGACATCCTATCCAGACTGAGAGAGGGAGTAGAGGTCATAAATGAGACGGTCATCAAGATAACTGAGACAGAGATCATCACTCACGACACTCGATACAAATATGACAAGCTGGTCTCGACTATCAGCGCCAGAGCATTCTGGGGCATGTACTACCAGCAGAGGACCGAGGAGCTGAAATCTGAGACGATAACCTTCCTATTGTGCGATAAGCTACCTGATTGCCTCTCGAAAGAGAAGTTCGACCTCGCTTATTTTGTGGACGCAGATGTCAAGTACACCAGAATATCAAAGCGTAGGAGGGACCAGTCTGACGCATTCCTATATGAGTTCTCAGGGAGGCTATCTCAAGAGGACTGCGTAGAGCATCTCCCTACTGGAGCAGCAGTGTTGGACTTCTATCACGAGATCGATGGACTCATATTCTCTGACAGCAATAACATACCTCCTAACAGAGTGGAGTTTGTGGGCAGGTTCGCCACTTGGGACCACTCATTCAAGCAGCAGGATGTCATTGAGAAGGCTCTATCATCATTCGATATGTCCAACATCTGGAACATGCAGAAGAGATTCACTTCCAATTTCGTGGACTTCAACAGCCTGACCGAGACTCATCAGAGGGAATCGCTCACGAAGGACTACTTCACAGCCATGATCATAGAGCTATCCGAAGTGATGAATGAGATTAACTACAAGCAGCACAAGCCGAAGAAGACGGTGGACATAGATCTATTATCCGAAGAGCTCATAGATGCGTTCAAGTACTTCGTCAACATCTGCCTGATGTGGGACATAACTCCCCAGAAGTTCATTGAGTTATTCGAGATGAAATCAAAGAAAGTCACAGAGAGATATGAGAAACAAAAACAGCAGTAAAAATGAAAATAGAGAAGATAAAGAGAATGTTTGAGATTAAACAAGGAGAGATACCGAAGACTAAGTTCATCGACAACCTATCTGCAGTCCAAGTGGACATGATCGACTGGCCAGATCCAGAGAGATTGAAACGAGTATTCGTGAACATGAGCCAGGCATCTTGGTTTGAGAACTTCTACGACAATGCTACTCCAGAAGACAGGGACGAAGTGGTCAATGACCTATTCTCGGGAAAGATACTCGGCCAGGGCATGGAGCACCCTCAGTTCTGCTTCATAGTCAAGGGACTCTCCCTGCACGGAACGCACGCCCTAGTCAGGAACAGGATAGGCATAGCATACATGCAGCAGTCACAGGCTGTGAAGGATTTTAGGCACTCAGATGTGCTTGTCCCGAGGGCATTCACCAAGCTACCCGACATGCTCAAACGATACGAAGAATGGGTCCAACAGGGAAAGAGGCTGTACGCCGACATGCTCGACTCTGGAGAGATAGCAAACACTGACGCAAGGTTCTGCCTCCCTAAGACGATACCTTCTTGGATATACGTAGCAGTCGCTCTGCCCACCCTACTGTCGATCTATGGCAAGCGTACCGACTCCCAAGAGGAGCACCCAGAGATGAATGCCATGGCTGAGCAGATGAGGAATCTGATAGTAGATAAATTCCCATACATGGCGTCCTATTTCGTGTCGCACGATGACAATGGCAAGTGCCTGCATCTTAGAAAGGGGTACGCCGCAAACTGCATCTTCAAACGAGATGAGGATCACGCTATCGAGGGATATACAGATGAGTGGACATTACACGATAAGACTAAGCAGGAGCTCATGCTCGACTGCGAGAAGTATAAGGGCTCATACTACATAGGAGGTGATAAGATATGATGATACAAGACATATACAGGCGCGAGCCATGGAAGATGCTCGTCTGCTGCATCCTGCTCAACCAGACTACTGGAGTGCAAGTCAAGAAGATGATGAGAGAGTTCTTCAGGACGTTTCCTACTCTCAATGACTTAAGGGACATAGATGAGAATACTCTGGCAGGAGAGATTGAGAGTTTGGGGATGCAGAATGTGAAGGCAAAGAGAATAAAAGCTTTCGTAGCATCTTTCACTGAAGATGTAGATGTTATGAAGGACTCAGTCATAGGGTATCCTGGACTAGGGAGCTATGCTTGCGAATCAGCAGATGTCTTCATATGCAGGAATAATGATGTCAAGCCAGAAGACAAAGAGATCTCATCCTATCTCTCAAAGATTGAGACGGGAGATGTGTTCGTAGAGGGAATGAGAAAGTATCTAGAATTATGCGGAGTCGAGAGAGTCACTGTTGGTTGTAGAGTCAAAGAGATACTGAACCACTCGTATCATTTCTTCTCCAACGTATTCTGGCGCATCACAGATGATAGACTTCCCTATGTGAAGGATAAGTTGATCATGTATAGAACTGCTCTAAGAGACGCCATAAAGCGACTTGAGAGAGACAATACGAGTCGACAGGCGATCATTCAGTTCGATCAGAGCGATCCATTGCCAAACTGCACAGTATCTATTCAGTTCCAGATCAAAGACGACATCCTATTCACCACAGTCTACCAGAGGTCTCAGGACATTGATAAAGTGGAGATGGACTGCGAGATATTCGCTCTCATGTCTCTCGAAGTCATAAAAGCTATTGAGGGCGTTGATGATTATCGAGTTGCAGTATTTGTTGGAAACTTTCATCTATATCTATAGGATGGAGAAACTGATAAGACATCTAGAGGACAACAAGCTGGACTATGAGACTCTCGAGATCAAGAGCAAGTTCAAGATAGCAGATCAGACTTTCGAGTTCATCTGGCCAGACTCCACTGGCAGGCTATTCGATGATGACCTGCATCTACAAGCAGATGATACAGACTGCGACAATTATGCATTTAGATTCGGTGGGGACTACTACTACATAAACAAAGCAGACAAGGATAAACCGACATTCAAAGAGCTCAGATATATTGGCCAGTCGAAGAGAGAGATAGAGACTGATGCTTTTCTTGGAGTCAGAGGGGCGTATGAGATACTCAATGGCTCTAGAATCTATGAGGACTGGTGCGCTAAAGCAAAGTTCTTGGGAGTCAAATCTCTCGGCATCATAGAGAAGAACACATTGGCTGGAGCTCTCAAGTTTCAGATTGAGTGCAAGAACCTCGATATCAAGCCGATACTTGGAGCGACTTACACTGTCGTCAGGAAGGGCGAAGATTACAAGCAGGATATCAAGTGCTTCGCAAAGTCAGAGACTGGCTGGACCAACCTACTGATGATCAACAAAGAGGTCAATGTCATCAACAACAAGTTCATATACGAGGATAGGTTCATAGAGCTCTTGGAGGATGTGATAGTGATCGTAGATCCAAAGAGTGGATCATATGATAAATTGGGCAGGATGAGGAGCTACATGAAGTACTATCAGCTGGATACTGTCATATATAATGATCAGTCCAAAGATCAGGAGTATCTTCTGAATCTAAAGGCGTTTGTCAGAGATGGCAGCCTGAAGCCGATATTCATATGCGATGCATTCTACCTAGATAGGGATCACAGCCACATAAAGAAGACGCTGAATGGGATATCTGGAGTCAGGGAGTATGAGTCATCCAACCAGTATTTCAAAGACGCCGATGACTATCTGGCAGAGTTAGAGCTGTTATTCTCTACAGAGGATGAGTCGTTCTACGATATAGCATCAAAAGCCATCAAGAATGCCAACACACTGTCTGAGATCTGCAACTTCCAGATCGATACAGAGCACTTCTATCTGCCTGACTATGTACTAACAGAGGAGCAGTTAACGAAGTATAAGGATAAGATAGACCTATTCTGGGGCCTCATAGGCGAGGGGATGGATGAGAAATGCTCGGACGAGGACAGAGAGAAATATCTGGACAGGATTGAGATAGAGTATTCAGTCATCATGAAGGGCCAGAATCTGATTGATTACTTCCTCATCCTATGGGATATCATAGACTGGTGCGGCAAACAGAACATATTAGTCGGATATGGCCGAGGATCATCTGCTGGAAGTCTCATCGCATACCTATTGGGGATAACCAACATCGATCCATTCGAGTACGACCTCCTGTTCGAGAGGTTCTTGAATGAGAATAGGGTCAAGAAATCAATCCCTGACATTGACTCAGACTTTGAGGGACTGAGAAGGGATGAGGTAAAGCACTATATGGAGCAGAGATTCGGATACGATCAGGTGTGCTCTGTAGGGACATACGGCAACCTGAAACTGAAGATGATATTCACAGACCTTGCAAAACGTAGCAACATTCCTATTCAGGAGGTCAAGATGATGACAAGCATACTCGGAGAGGGAGAGAAGGACGGCACCGATTGGTCTGAGATATTCCATCTTGCATCTAAGTCTCAGAAACTGAAGGACTTTGTGATGCGCAATCCAGACATAGTTCACGACGCTAAATTGTGTCTGATGCAGCCTAGATCTGGATCAGTCCATGCATGCGCCACCATCATCACTCCAGCAGACAAGGACATCTATCACTGGTTCCCAGTCAAGAAGGTCCTATCTAAAGATGGAGAGGAGCTGCTCGTCAGCGAGTGGGAGGGCATTCAGCTGGACAAAGCAGGATTCTTAAAAGAAGATATATTAGGTATTCAACAATTGGATAAGTTCGCCAGCTGCATAAAGCTCATAGAGGAGAACAAGGGGATAAAGATCGACTTCAAGAAGATACCATTAGATGACGATGCTGTATATAGGTACTTTGGAAAGGGGTGGAACTCTGATGTGTTCCAGTTCGGGACTCAGGGACTGAAGAAATATACTAAAGAATTGAAGCCTGATTCGATGGAAGAGCTCAGCGCAACCAATGCATTATATCGTCCTGGCGCCATGAAATCTAATGCTCACAATGACTTTGTGATGATTAAATGGGGTATGAAAGAGCCTGAATACGACTATATGCTTGAAAGTGTGACTAAAAAGACTTACGGTCTATATATCTACCAAGAACAGACAATGAGGGCTGCTCAGGTACTTGGCGGATTCACTTTAGTTGAGGCAGACATGATGAGAAAAGTGATGCTTGGCAGGGGAAAGAAACAGTTTAGAGATCAGTTCTATATCTATCATGATAAATTTGTTTTGGGAGCTGTAGCAAATGGATGCGAAGCAAGTGTTGCAGAAAAGATCTGGGATAAGCTAGAAGCGTTTGCGGGTTACGGGTTTAATGCCAGCCATGCGGCTGCCTATGCGATAACTGGGTATATTAGTCAGTGGTTTAAGGTCAATCACCCAATCGAATTCTGGACCACAGCATTCAAGTTTGCTAAAGATGAATTGGTAGCTGATTTCATATCTGAGATCCATGCCACTGGAGCCATAAAGATATCTCCACCCGACATCAATGAGTCGCTGTTCGATATGACTTCGAACTTCAAGAAGAACACCATCTACTGGGCGCTCACGAGCATCAAGTCAGTCGGTGGAGTTGCTGCTGAGCAGATCATGAAAGATAGGGATGAGAATGGACCATATTTCAGCTTCGAGGAGTTCCTGAGCAGGCACACTTTCAAGGGCAGCAAGGTCAACAAGACTCATGTAGAGAATCTCATATTCTCAGGTGCATTCGACAAGGTCGAGGAGATAGAGGACTCTCTCAAGCGCAAGCGACTGATAGACTTCTACCGGACTGAGAAGAAGACTAAGATAGATGCCGAGAAGGATCTCATGACGCTGAGCGAGAAGGACATCTCCGATGACTGGTGGTGGGACCTCAGGCAGAAGAGGCTGACTGGCATAGCATTCTTCGACTACAAGACTATGTGCGACAAGTATCTGACAGATGGAAAGTATCTCGATCAGGATGAGTGGCAGTCAGAGTCGCTAAGTAACATCTACTACTCGATAGGCGGCTACATAGTAGAGGTGATTGAGCGGACATCCAAGAAGAGTGGCAAATACTGCTCGATCAGGATTGAGAGCAACTACACATTCATCTGGGTGTCTATATTTCCCTGCCAGTATCAGCAGCTCACAAAATCTGGCATCGAGCTGATAGGACAGGAGGGCAACATCCTACTGCTCACAGGGATGATCAAACTCGACACCTACAAGAAAGAGAACGCATGCAAGTTCTGGGACAACAGCGAATTAGTAATCTTAAAATAAATATATGACAAATCAAGAATTTCTAACCTATCACCAAGAGTGTTTAGATAAACTCAAATCTATCGTGGCGTCCAAGAATCACGACTATGCTGGCTTCAGCAAGGACGACTGTTTCGCCAATTTCAAGCTGGTCGAGAATATCGGTATAGCGTCCGCAGAACAGGGCTTCCTGACTCGGATGATGGATAAGGTGTCTCGAGTCAATTCGTTCGTCCAGCAGGGCGTGCTTAACGTAGCAGACGAGAAGATCGAGGACACATTGTTGGACCTCGCAAACTACTCGATATTGATGGCTGGCTATATCAAATCAAAGAAAGAGGGAATATGAAGATCTATCTAGCAATACCCTATAGTGGCTTCGAAGAGGAGAGCTTCTCAGTAGCCAATAAGATCGCAGCAGAACTCATGCTAGAGGGTCACATCGTCTTCTCTCCCATCTCGCACACTCATCCCATTGCTTTATCGGGAGATCTTCCCAAAGGATGGCAGTACTGGAAGACTTTCGATGAATCATTTATCGAGTGGTGCGACCAATTGGCCGTAGTCATAATGAAGAATCAGGGCGAGGAGAGAGTTAGAAATAGTCAAGGAATTGCTGGAGAATTGACTCTAGCAGATGTTTATAATAAACCAATCTACTACATAAAAGAATGAGACTAATAAAACCATATTTCGAGATCATCACTCCTATTAATGGAGAACAGATTCTGAATCAAATTGAACTAGCAGCAAGAACCTGTTATAAGTCAGAAGATAGAATAGCTCCTGGTTCTGCTGAAAAACTTATCAAGAATGTTTTAATGGCTAGAGGACATAATGCCATGCTTGAATTCGGTGGAATGATTACAGTCAAATTTGTCTGCGACAGAGGCGTATCACATGAATTAGTTCGGCATAGATTAGCTTCTTTTGCTCAAGAAAGCACAAGATTCTGCAATTATACAGATGATAAGTTCAGTAATGGGGAAGTTACTTTTATCATTCCATGTTGGCTAAATATTCCAGAAGGACAATATGTCTGGTGGGATGGCGACTATTGCGACGTATCAAAAATGGAGATAATGGTGTCAAATGAACAAATGAAAGAAGACACTAAGCTTAATTCATTTTTAGTTGCATTAGATCAATGTGAAAGTTCTTATAAAATGATGGTTAATACTGGCTGGACTCCTCAGCAGGCTAGAGCAGTATTACCTAACTCTCTAAAGACTGAGATTAATATGTCAGCCAATATCCGGGAGTGGAGAGAAATATTCAGACAAAGAACTGCCAACGCTGCTCATCCACAGATGCAAGAACTGATGAGACCTCTATTGAAAGAGTTCCAGAATAGAATCTCTATCTTATTTGACGATATAACTTATTAACTTCGTCTTAAGCGATAGTTTATACTCTATATAAATAATCTAGAAGTATAAAATTTATATTTTCGTAAGGATTTAATTTGTAATTTTACATCGTAAAAATAATTTAAATGAAAGATTTAGAAAGTAAAGTTCAAAAGTATCTTAATAAAGGAATAGACTGGGATACGTTCAAAAACAAATTCCCAGAATCAGCAGTTCTAATTGAGATAGCTATGAAAGACATAGCCATCGATTATTGGAGCAGGTATAAAAATAGAAAAAATGAGCAAAGTAGTAGTTCCCTTCGGGGGTAAAGCAGTGATTCTTTCATTCGGTGATTTTGATGAAGAAATAGATGTTGATGAACTGACATCTATCCAATATGATAATCTCTTTGGAGAGATAGTCACAGTATCAGCACTCCTCAATCGTATAGGTATTCTAAAGGCAGAAACTGAAGCAGCTTATTCACATAAGAAACTTGAGTGTGATATATATGAAGCTAACCTTGCAAAACAGTACCGTAGGGAAGCAAATATTAACTCGGGGAAGTTTACTATACCCGATGGTATTGGTGAGACTTCTATAAAACTTACAGAGGAGTCACTCAAATCAGCTATATTGCTTGATATAGCCTACCAGAATAAGAAAAAGGGAGTGATAGAAGCACAGAAGAATCTTGCTTTCATGGATTCCCTATATTGGTCAATACAATCTAAGGATAAGAAGCTATCAGTCATAATGAAACCTACTACCCCTGCTGATTTTTGCAATGAGATAATTGAGGGATCAGTTAATGGTATAATGATTAAGAAAGTAACACTTGAATAAAATGACAATAAAAGAAAGAAGTTCAGAACAAACAGATGAAGATGGAAGCGCTGTTATGAATGCATTAAATATTGCATTGAAATACGGTCTAACCGTAGAAGTCGTTCTTATGGCTTTATATGAAGCACAAGAAAATCCAGAAATCAGTATATCTAAAATAATGCAAGGCGCACTAGAAGATTGGGATATTAGCGAATAAAGAGACTCAGACGAGTAAACAAATATAATTAATAAACAATTTAATATAATTAAAATGGCAGAAGTTTTTAACAGAAATAGGTTCCAAGGTGGGACGATCAATTCAATCAAGGAAGAGGAGAAGAGAGCAGAGGCTGCTATCCCTCAGTCCGGCAATTACTCGGGACGAGCAGGATTCTTCAACATCGAGGATGGCAAGAACGTATTTCGCATTGCTCCATCACACAACACAAATGAGCCAGCCTATCGTGCTAAGTCAACAGTCATCTTAGAGTGTGAAGTTTCCGAGATTGACAATGATGGCAAAGAGACTGGCAAGAAAGAGATGAAGAGGAAAAACATCTTCATAGCTACCCAACATTCTACTACACTTCAGAGTGACCCTATCCTGCTCTACATTGAGTTCGTCAACAAGAGAGCTACCGATGAGATCCAAGATAAAGATGAGAGATCAAAGTTCTTATCGCCTATCACAGGATGGAGAGGTAAAGACAAGAAGTGGAACTGGGGCATCAAACCCTCTGTGACATACGTATGCTATGTATGGAACTCAAAGGGTGAGCTTGGACGTCTTGAACTTTACCCTTCTATCTTAGATGATATGAAGAAAGTATCAGTAGCACAAGCAGATGATGATGCTGAGATTATTCCTGATATCTTTACTGCACCCGATGAGGGATATCCACTTATTATTATCAAAGAGAAGAACGATAAAGATAAGATGGAATATAATGTGTCTTGTGAACTTCCTACTAAGAAAGAATCCTGGGATGACTTCTTCAAGAGGACACAGCTTAACGATGACCAATTAATTGAATTTCTAACTAAAGAAACACTTGCTGAGCTTTACAAAGATGTCTATACTACCAGGGACTTCAGTCTTGCTTTAGATGGTCTACAGAGATTTGATAAGCAATACAAGTTTGAGATCTTTGAGAATGAAGAGTTCCTTGAGAAACTTACTGAACTTAAAAAACTTGTCCCTGAATATAAAAGTAGAGATGAGAAAGAAGTAGGTGAGATGATTAAAGAGAAACCTGCAGAGACTAAATCTAACAAACCTGCTCCTGCTTCCAACACTAATGTTCCTGCTCCTACTAATAATGCTTCTCCAGTAAGCTCTACACCTGTTCCAGCTATGAAACGTATCATCAAAGAATACATTGCTGAGAATTATGGTGCTGATTATTCATTACCTGAACTTTCTAAGGAAGACCTAATAGTATGGTATGATTTAGTACAACAAGGTGAAGAATTACCTTTTGATCTTGATCAATCAGAAGAGAAACTTGAAGAGCAAGCTACTCAAAAAGTAGAGAAAGCATATCAGGATATTGCTGCAAAAGAGGTAAAGAAAGAAGAAGTGAAACCTGAACCTAAATCTGTAGTCAATGTTCCTGAGAACGATGAACTGGCTGCTCAGATAGCTGCATTAAGAAAACGTAGAGGATAGACATTTCGCAAACACAAAGGGAGAGGTAGAACAACTCTCCCTTAATTTTAATCTTCATTATGAACAAAGAAACAAAAGAAATAACTCGTAGCGATATAAAAGAAGATGTTAAACGATATAAGAAATATATAAATGCTATAGAATCAGCTCCACATAAATATCGGAATGATTCTACAGTCAAAAATGTCTTATCGTTTAGAGATAAAAATGGATATAATTTTGTTTCTGATGAAAATGGAATAAAAATAATAGAATAAACAATTATTATGAAACATCCTATTACAATCATTTCGACAGATTGGCACCTGAAACAAGATAACATTAAACAACTCAAGTTCCTCATTACCCAGAAATGTGAATTAGCTCAAGAATTAGGAGTTAAAACAGTATTCTGTTTAGGGGATATATTTGAGAGCAGAACAGGGCAACAACAGGAGACACTTGCTTCATTAAGTGAGATACTTGAAATATTTGAAGAATATCAGATTCAACTCATTGCTATACCCGGAAATCATGACAAAAATTTTTATACAAGTGCCAAGAGTTATTTAATTCCTTACAAACATCACCCTTATTTTCACTTAGTAAGCGAATCAATGGATTTTGCAATTGAAGATGTGAATTTTTGTCTTTTACCTTATTTTAAAGAAAATCTTTGGTTGGAGAAATATAAGAAATTAACTCTTCCAGAAGTATCATTAATGCGAAAAGGCAAAAAAAACATATTCCTTTCTCATATTGCTATGAATGGATCAGTCAACAACGATGGTTCCAAAGTTGCTTGTAACATATCAGTAGGCGACTTTAGAGAATGGGATCTAGTACTTCTCGGTCACTATCATAATGCACAACAGGTAGGAGTCAACGTCTTTCATATACCTTCTATTCAACAAAACAACTTTGGCGAGAATCCAGAAAAAGGCTTCACAGTTGTATATGACGACTGCTCTACTGAGCTTGTTAAATCTGACTTCAAAGAATTTGAGAAGATCACTATCAACTTGGACACTATATCAAAGACTGATTTTAATACACTTATCAAAACACATTCAAATAGTGACAAGAATATCAGGTTCGAACTGATTGGCTCTACCGATAAAGTAAAATCAATCAACAAAGAGGAACTTGGCGCACTTGGTATATCAGTATCTATTAAGGTAAAAGAAATCGAGGACACTATTGAATATGCAGAACAAGAAATCAAAGAATTCAACAGCACCAACATCATAGATGAATTTGCTGAGTTCTGCAAGGAAAAAGAAAAGGACTATGATAAGGGAGTAATTTACTTACAAAAGAAATTAGCAGTATAATGGATGAAAAAGCACAGAAAATAATCTCTACTGCTATTGACAGTATTGAGAAGAAATTCGGACGAGGAAGTATCGTAAACTTTGAAGAGAATGTAGAAGGAGTTGAATTTTCTTCTACTGGCTCCTTGGGACTTGATTATGCTCTGGGCGGAGGTTTCCCAAAGGGAAGAATCATTGAAATCTATGGTCCAGAATCAAGTGGAAAGTCAACTTTAGCTCTACATGCTATTGCAGAAGTGCATAAGAATGGAGGCGTAGCTGCCTATATTGATGCCGAAAATGCTTTTGATAAAGTGTATGCTAAGAACTTAGGAGTTGATCTTTCAAAGGAAGCATTCCTATTCTGCCAACCAGATAATGGAGAGCAGGCACTTGAAATTACAGAGACCCTGATAAGAACTGGTGAGATTGACATTATTGTTATTGATTCAGTAGCAGCATTAGTTCCCAAAGCTGAGATTGATGGGGAGATGGGGGACTCTAAGATGGGTCTTCATGCAAGACTGATGGGACAGGCAATGAGAAAGCTTGTAGGTTGTGTTAATAAGACACACACTATAGTTATCTTTATAAATCAGATTCGTCAAAATATCGGAATTACATGGGGTTCTGGAGAAGTCACAACAGGTGGAAACGCATTAAAGTTCTATGCTTCTCAGAGACTTGATATAAGAAGACTCGCTACAAACAAGATTGGCGACGAATCAGTTTCTAATCATGTTAGAGTTAAAGTTGTAAAAAACAAAGTAGCTCCACCACTTAGAACTGCAGAATTTGATATTGTATTTTCAAAAGGGATTGATAGATTGTCAGAGTTAATTGACTTAGCTGTGGAATTAACAATTATAAAAAAATCTGGAAGTTGGTTTAGTTATCCCTCTGCTGAGGGAGATATCAAGTTGGGTCAGGGATCTGAAAAAGTTAAAGATCTTTTGAATGACAACGACGAACTATTATCTGAAATAGAAGTTAGAGTAAAAAAACAACTCGAATTATGAAATATCATTTTATTTATAAAGTAACTTGTTTAATAAATGGGTTGATATACGTTGGTCATCATTCTACCAATAATCTAAACGATAAATACTTAGGCGGTGGAGCTAAATTTAAAAAAGCAATTAAAGATCTAGGGAAAGAAAATTTTGTCCGCATTGTATTAGAATATTGCAATTATGAAGATTTATCGAGTAAAGAAAAATTTTGGCAAGTTGAATTAGATTGCACTAATCCTTTAGTGGGTTATAATGTCCATATCAAAGGCACTGGACAGAAAGTTGGGTATAAACATAGAGAAGATTCTAAAGAAAAGATGAAATTGAACCGTCCAGATATTTCAGGGGAAAATAATCCAATGTTTGGAAGAACTGGAGAATTAAATCCCATGTATGGTGTTCATAAACTAGGTAAAGACAACCCACTCTTTGGAACAACCAGATCAGAAGAGTCAAAGTTGAAACAACATAATGCCATGACGGGAAGATTTGCTGGCGAAAATAATCCTTTCTTTGGCAAAACGCATTCAAAAGAAAAAATGGATCAGATTAAAGAATCTAAAAGAAAAAGATTTGAAGAATTTGGTAACCCTCTCAAAGGGACAAAGAAGAGCCCCGAAGCGTGTCAGCGCTATAAAGAGGCTTGGACCAGAAGAAAAGTTATAACTTGTGAATACTGTGGGCTTGAAAGCAAAAACGCTAGTAATATGATAAGATATCATGGTCCTAGATGCAAATCGCCTAATAATCCTTTAAATCAAATATAAATGGAATTAATTTCGATAACAGCCAAAAACTTCCAGTCCTTTCAAGAACTTGAATACACTTTCCTAAGCGGAGAGCCTGTGCTTATACTTGGTGAGAATAAGAGTGATACCGGGCAGGAATCCAACGGGAGCGGGAAGTCCGTAATGGTGTCAGTCATTGAGATGTGCCTCTTACATACCACTTCCAAGAAAGCTAATGATAAAGAACTTGTCATGTGGGGAGAGACTCAATCAAATGTTTCTCTTACTATTCACTGTCCTATACGTAAAGAAACCATGCTTATTGAGAGAATCATTTCTGTCAAGAATGGTGGTCAATCTCAACTATCTATTAATGGCATAATCAAATATGCTTTTGAGGATAATATGGTAAGAGAAATCGATAAAAGTATCATAGATTGGATAGGTATTTCTGCAGAGGACTTACAAAACTTCTTCATACTTTCTAAGTTCAAGTATAAATCATTCTTTGATGCTTCTAATACTCAACTTGTCCAGCTAATAGGTCGCTTTTCCAACTCTTCTATTATAGATGGTATTGATAAAGACATCATCAAAGAGACTGAAGAGAAAGAGAAAGTGTTACTAAAAAAGAACGATGAGAAGAATGAGATATTTGGTATGATTAAAGTCCATGAAGAAAATCTCAATATTGAACTTACCACTGATAAGAAAGAATTAGTTGAGAATGAAATTAGAAGAATTGACTATTTAATAATTGATGAAGGTGAAAAAATCGGTAATTTTGATAAGAAAGTATTAGACAATATTACTCTCATCACTACTTACGAAGACAAGTTACTCGATCAATTATCATCCCTACAGAAAGCCAACCTGGAAATCCAGAAGCTAAACAAGGATACCACTGACTTCGAAACAAGGTTTAAAGCGGTTGATGATAAGGTTGTCCAAACTAAGGAAGAGAAGGAGAAGTATGAACTAAAGAAATCAACCTTATCTAAGGACTATTCAGAAGTCTCCCAGATACTTACCGAGATTGATCTCAACATCAGAGGATCAGTTACATGTCCTAAGTGTCAACACCAGTTTATTGTAGGTAAAGAAGACATTGATATTGAAGAGGAGAAAGTAGCTCATAAACAGACTTCGGCTATCTTAGAGGAACTTAATAAGTCATTGGCTGAAGTTAAGGTAACTATTGAAGCTTTTGATCCTACACTAAGGAATTTACGTAGGGACAGGGTGGTTATAGAAACTGAAGAGAATGAATTGAGAACTCAGAAGAGAAACATCCAAAATTCTATTATTAATCTGGAAAGAGAAAAAGGGTCACTGGAGAATAACATACAACTATGTAAAGATAAGAATGAGACTACCAAGTCTTATATTAAAGACTGCAAAGCTAAGATCGAAGAACTTGAACTTTCTAAAGTAACTGTAACTGTTGATAAGTTTGATAACAAAGCACGAATTGCTTCTATCAAAGAGAATATAATTTCGTGTAACAATAAAATCAAGCAAATTGAAACAGAGTCTTCTATTATCAATGATGAAATATTTGAGATTAAGAAGTGGAGCTTTACCTTTAAAGAGTTTATCCAGTTCCTCAGTGCTAAGACACTCAAAATCCTCGAAGGTTATGCCAACAAGTTCCTATTCGATATACACTCGGATTTGAGAGTAGAACTGTCGGGATATAAAATTAAAAGTGACGGTACTCTTTCAGATAAGATTACTGCTACAGTTATAAGGGATGGCGAAGCGCATAGTATTGGTACATTCTCTGGAGGTGAGCACGATCGCTTAGAAGCTGCTATGATAGATTGTGTTTCTCACGCTATTAATTCTACACATAAATATGGTGGCTTATCATTCCTTTCATTGGACGAAATTTTTAACTCGTCAGATGGACTTGGAATTAAATTACTAACAGACTCCTATTTAGAATTAAAGAAGAATGTCCTTATTACTACTCATGTCCCACATAACCAATATGGATGTCAGGTGCTGAAAGTCACCAAAGAGAACAGAGTATCTTCTATACAATATATTAACTAATGGATAAACCAATTCATGTAAAACCAAGCTTCTATTCTTTTATTTTTGAAGATATAAAAATAATAGCTAAAGAATTTGGGTATAATTTAGTACTACATGGTAGTATGAATAGAGACCTTGATTTAATTGCTATCCCATGGGTTGATGATCCTAAAGATGAATTTGAATTAATACAGGCTTTAGATCTTCATCTTACAGGATTAGTTCGTAATACAAAAGAACAATATATGTATAGTATATTACCAGGAAACAGGCACTCTTATGTAATAAATCTTAATCGTGGAGGGTATTGGAATTTCCACGAAGATAAACTATTCTACCTTGACATATCAATAACACCTTTTAATAATTAAAAAATAAATATTAATTTTATAGCATGAAACTACAACTTGATACAGAAAAGAAAACCATTACCCTATCAGAGAATGTAAAACTTGAGGATTTAGTCAATCTACTTACTCAATTACTACCAGATGATAAGTGGAAAGAATATACTCTTGAGACTTCTACAATAGTTAATTGGTCACCAAATATTATCCCTCAACCTACTATTCTACCTTGGACAGAAGTCATCAGAACACCTCTGCCATATCATGAAGGTGACATACTACCTTACCCAAGACGTTATCCTTGGATCACTTGTGATGTAAAACCTGGTTATAGTAACCTATATTCAATAAGTAAAGGTATTTACAACATAGAACTGAAAGATGAATAAAATATATGCGGGCATAGATATCGGGAAACAGGGTTTTATCACTATTTATGATGATACTCTTAAAACATATGAGTTTATCCCCTTACCTAAGATTGGTAATGAAATTGATGAACTTGTTTTGGATGGACTAATTAAATCACTAAAGTCTGAATATGAAATAATTCACTGTGTTATCGAAGATCTGCACAGCGTTTTCGGCTCGAGTTCGAAGTCGACGTTTAATTTTGGCTATGTTGTTGGTATAGTGAACGCTATCTTAGTTGCTAACAGAATTTCTTTCACTCGTGTGGCACCCAAGAAGTGGCAAAAACTTCTTTGGGAAGGTATTCCTGTTCAAAAAAAACCTTCAGGTTCTGGACTTACTATGGTTAACGATACAAAGCTCATGTCTGAAATGGCTGCTAAGAGACTCTTCCCTACACTTGATTTTAGAAGAACACCTAAATGTAAGAAGAACGACGATAATCTCGTGGATTCATGTTTACTAGCCTATTATTGTTACAGAAACTTTAAGAACTAACCATGCCTCAATTCAAATGCACTAATCCAGACTGCTCCTACACTGTTTATATCTCAGATGTCAGATACGTTAATATAAATGGCTCTCTTAAAGCCAAAGTCGATAACTGTATATTATGCCATTCTACACTTGAAACCTTGTTAGAACCTATTGAGATTAAAGATATAGCTGTGTCTGCAGGGAGGTTCAAATCCCTATCTGAATCTGATAAGAAAGTTGAGCTTAAAAAGAGGGCAAAGAAGCACTTTAAACAATTCGACAAAGAAGCAGTTGCTTCCAAGCGTAATGATATGATAAACGAAATCAAAGAAAAATTTAATCAAAACAGACATGCTTAAAAATGCTAATACATTATCCTATATCTCAGAAATATCTGGTAAAAGCATATTAATAGTCAGAAACGATGTGGAAGAAGAATGGTACACATATTTGCTGGACTCATTTTCACCAGCAAATCATTCCAACCATATTTATGATAACACAGTCTCCGGTAAAGACCTTTCTGGTATCTTAACTTCACTTGGAGGGTACTCTCATGGTTTTGATAACTCAGGAGAGATAGCTATCCTATCAAAAATCAATGAACTTGTCTCAATCAAATTTACTTTTAATGGATTTCGTTGGATTAAGATAAATTAATATATTTCGTATTTCTTTAATTATTGCATTGATTCTTAACGGATTAATGCTTTCTTTGTTTAGATTATTATTTATAATCGTTATAAATTAAGGTTTTTCTTAAAAATAATTAAATAAGATATAAGATCTAATGTTTTTTATATTAATTTTATGGCATAATTAAAAACCATTAATCATGAAAAATTTTACTCAAAATCATCCTGAAACAGTAGCAACAATTCTTGCACTTGCAGTTCTTGCAATAGGATATGGAATTTACCTATTATCATTAAATGCTTTACAGTTAGAACACCTCTTACACTATTAATCATGAAAGCAATATTCAACTTCATAAAACGTCTCTGGAATGCATTCACATCTATTCCAGAATTAACAAAAGAAGAGATTGAAGATCCAGAATCAGATCAGGGTAAAAACAGAAAAAGAAGCAAATACTAATAATTTCGTTATGGCAACTATAAAAGATTTACATAAAAATGACATATTTGAATTTAATGATATTGAATATATTGTTCAAAAGAAATATAAAGATGATGATCACCCTCTTGTAGCTTACAATGATTTTGATTGTCGTGATGAATATTTCTTTAATGAAGACTTGGAAATTGTTATTTTATCAGAAACTAATTAATCATTCACTTAATATTTCGTAATCATGGCACACAATTTAGCAATCGATTCAAAAACAGGAGAAGCATCATTGTATCTCCTCAAACAAAAGGCTTGGCACAATTTAGGTCAAGTAGTTGAAACAGCAAAGAACTCAGATGAAGTTCTTAAAATAGCTCACCTCGATTATCAGGTTGAGAAAATACCAAACTTTGTCAATATCAATGATGAGTTCATCCCTACTTCTTCTTTCTCTTTAATTAGAACCGACAATCATGACATCCTTTATTCAGTAGCACAATCCAAATACACTGTGATGCAGAACATAGAGGCATTCAAATATATGGACTCACTGGTGAATGCCAAGTCAGACATCATATATGAAACTGCTGGAGCACTTGGCAAAGGCGAGACTACTTTCGTTACTGCTAAACTTCCAGGTTATATGAGAATAAATGGTTCAGATGACATCATTGAGAAGTTCTTAGTATTCACCAACTCACATGCAGGTGGTGCTCTTTCCTTATATTTCACCGATGTAAGAGTTGTCTGTAACAATACACTCAATGCCTCTTTTAAAGGTGCCACCAACAGAATCAATCTGAAGCACACAGCTAATATGTCGGACAGGCTTAAAGAAGGTGCTAAGTTACTTGATCTCTCCTACAAATATAATGCTGAGTTTGAAGAGATCCTCAATCATCTTGTCAAGTTTCAACTGAATGAAACAGTAGCCAAGAATATAATCCATAACACGTTTCTAACGGCAGAAGAAATAGAGATGATGAATACTGTTGATGGCATCTCAACACGTAAGAGAAATACCTTAGATGACGTTTTCAGGGCAATAGAGACTGCTCCTGGTCAAGATCTGCATCGTGGTTCAGCACTACACCTTTATAATGGTGTTACTTCCTACTTCCAGAATGTTAAGACTTACAAGTCAGAAGACAGGAAGATGGCTGGCATCAACTTAGGTGGTGATGAATCCATAGCAGCACAGAGAGTTTTCAATCAATTATTATTATTGAAGTAATTTATAATCGGGGAGAGGTCATTGTGGTCTCTCCCTTTTATTTTGTTAACACCTATTTAAAACAGTCATCACTATGGATTACAAAATGTTTGAAATGAAAATTGAAGAATTCATCATTGGTAAAGGTAGAGTCACTTTCAGAGAGATAAGAAAGGAATTCAATGCCACAGCAGATGATTTACTACCTATTTCTAATGCTATATCTCAACTTATTCTTAAGAACTGTTGGCGAACAGAATATGATCACAGCAGGTTATATGTAACTACAGAATCTGCAGCTGATAAGAGGGATCAGGTTACCGAGTGTAAGCATTGTGATTGTGTTCAAGTTCTTCTGCCCAAATGTATCCCTGCAGATGGTGACTGGGTTGTTACTTGTCTGGAGAACAATAATCGTCTCTATTTTGATAAATCATATACCAGAGATGAGGTGCGTGGAGCATTTGCTAAGATCAACAAAGTCAAGTTTGAGAAATGCAATGCCAAAATGTACCACAAAGTTGCTTCCTATAAGATGATGCAGAACTTCTAACATAGTCTATTAGTTACTTTTTAAAGCCTATTTTCTCCCAGATTATAGGCTTTTATTTTATTTATAACTCTTTTAAATAAAGTTAACTACTTAATAATCAATCAGTATTATTTATAATGTTTATAAATTAAGTTTATTTTTAATTAAGATATAAGAACTAACGATATTTATATTAATTTTATGGCATAATTAATTCAAACAATTTAAAATTAAACATCATGGCAACAATAACATTAAAGGACAAAGCAGGGAATATCCTAGATAATAATGAAATCGTCTATTTGAATTCAGATATTGAAAAGAAATTCCCTATCAAGAGAATTGTAAGATATGCACTAAGAAGCACCAATAAAACAATGAATGTTGACTGTGACGGATGTGAAGGGGAAGGCGAGTGGGGGGTTGATACTTTTTGGAATTATTTTAATGAATTTTATCCTGAACTTATTAATGATATCCCTACTGATTCAAACTTTGAAGATTTACTTGTTGAAACTTTTAATCTTTAATCAATCATGATACACAACCTATTCACTTGGGCAGACAACAATACAGATATAGTTGCTGTCTTATTATTTGTAGCAGTACTGATGTTTATCGATGTCACTCTACACTTTTGGAACAAGAACGAAAACATAATGAAAGGAAACAACAAATGAAAATCTCATTCAGCTTAACAGAGGAAGAACTTAAAGGTATCAAGGCATACCTTAAAGAAACAAGTTCAGACATTAAACCAAAGATCACTGCCGGAAGTGTAAGACAGTTTATTTTTGGAATTATTGATGGCTCTTTACATTCAAGTAGAGAAGCAGTTGCTCACTACATTCAAATTGAAGAAGATAAAATTTACGGAGAGTTGGAAGATGAAAACTAAACAAAAAGAAATTAAAACAAAGTTAGAATTTGAAACATTTCAAAACCTACTTGGTTCATCTTATTATCTAAATCAATTTAAAAAAGAAAATGCATCTTGTTTTAATGGTGACGTTTCAGTTAGAAAATTCAAAGTTACTATTGAATTAATTGATGAACCAAAAGAAGTTATTTTTGAAAGAATTGAAAAACTATGGAAAGAATGTGATAATCATCATCACTATAGTCCATTAAAAGATGAAGCTAAAAAGTTCGGTTATGATCTTGATAACAATACTTTGGGAATAAATAAAAAGAAATAACAAATGAAAGACACAAATCAAATTTCGGAACTAGTAGGTGAGATCACTTACCTAAATGAAGAATACCGAGCAGGTAACCAACAAGTCACAGATCAAGAATATGATCTCCTACTGGACAAACTAAAAGAGATTGATCCAACCAACCCTATATTCAAAAAGGGTATCATCGAAACAGTTAAGTCTAACCCAAGGATGCGTAAATTGGCTATCCCTATGATGTCAATGAACAAGTGTAAATCTGTTCAAGAGATCAAAGACTGGTTATCCTCACTTGGCTGCAAAGATGATGAATTGATTGTCATCACTCCTAAATACAATGGTATCTCTATTCTCAACGATTGTAGAAACCAGTCCTACTCTACAAGAGGTGATGGTGAATATGGCCAAGATTGTGATAAACATTTCAATCTTATTGAGATGAAACCTGTTTCTGACGAAGTCACTGTAGGTGAAGCAATCATTAGTAGAAAAAATTGGGATAAACATTTCAAAGGTAAGATTTCACCAAGGGGAACTGTTTACAAGTTAAACAATGCTACAGTGTCAGGTCTTCTAAATATGGATGATGCCACTGGAGAACTCTCCTACATTGATTTTGTAAGATACAGTATATTTGACGGTATTGAAGAATTTGGTAATAAACACAACCAACTTAATGTTTTAGAAGATGAATACGGTTCAAACGTTGAATATTCAGTAATTGAACTTGGAGATCTCACAGAAGAATTTCTTGATGCATTTTATGAAGAAAATAACAAGGTTTATCCTATTGATGGTCTTGTTATTGATATTGACAGATTCACTTTAAGGAACAAACTCGGTAGGGAACTGAATGGTAACCCTGCATATGCAAGAGCATTGAAACTTGACAAGTGGGTAGAAGAGTTTAATACTGTCATCACTGGTCATAATTTTACTATCTCAAAACAAGGTAAACTGAAGGGTGTAGTAACATTTGAACCAGTCATCATAAATGGTACAGAAGTGAAACAGGCTTCTTTTTATAATGCTAAATTTCTTCTTGATATGTGTCTTTGTGATAGAGTAAATATCACAGTAAAGAAATCTGGGGAGATAATACCGAAGATAGTAAAAGTTGAAGGTATCAAATTACCTATTAAGTCAGAATACAAAGATCAGAAATTATATGAAAGTCATTATAAATCAACTTGTATCGCAATTGAAGCGGTAGTAGGAGCTAATCCAAACTTAATATGCTTTAACGAAGCTATTGGTTATTGTCCTTCCTGTGGTGAATTAATGCAATGGGATGAAAATAAAGTTGAACTAATTTGTTCTAATCCTGATTGCGAACAGATGCTGGTATCAAAACTAGAACACTTCTTCACTGCCTTAGAGATAGAAGAAATGGGAAGACCAACTATTCAGACACTTTTCAATAATGATTATACTTCTCCTTATTCTATTTTAAATATGGACAGGCTCCAATATTCTATCATCCCAGGGTTAGGTGAAACTTCAGCTGAAACTATTATTTCTCAGTTTGAAAAACTAAAGTCAACAGGTGTTCCACTTGCAAGACTGATGTATGCATGTGATGTATTTGAAGGTGGTATAGGCGAAAAGACTGCTCAACTGATATTGGATGAAACTAAGTATGTTTTTGGTGAAGTCAACTCCTATGATCTTATAAAAATAAAAGGAGTATCAGACACCACAGCGCAATGTTATCTCAATGGTTTAGATAAGTTCTCCCACATGGAAACTTCTATCCCTATAAGTTATATCACTACACCAGAAAAAGTTGTTAGAGGCAATAAATATGCGAATCTAAGTTTCTGCTTTTCCGGAGTGCGTGACAAAAAATTAGAGGATGAAATAACTGCACAGGGTGGTCAAATAGTAAGCAGTGTATCTAAAAACACAACTTATTTAGTTGTTTTAGATCTCAATTCAAAATCATCCAAGACTGTCAAAGCAAGAGAAGTAGGGTGTAAGATAATGACTATCGAACAATTTAAAAAGATATAGAAATGAGTTACGTCCAGATACAATATGGAGATAATTATATTGAGTTCTCATCTACACACAGTTTTCTTAATCCCGTTTATGTTTGTTACCAGCCAAAGACTTCAACAATGTGGATGAATGCTTGCGATCAAGAAGAGATTAGATCAATGCAAAGAAATGGTGTTGTTTACAGAAAATATAAGTCACCAAACAGCGTGATAGATATGATCATGGAGCACAGACCTAAAAATATTGACAAATACTCACTACTTGATTTTCAAGATACACCATTTGGAAGCCATATAATCGGGAAGTATAAAACTGAAAAACCTGTTAAAAAATAAAAAGCGATGGACAAAATATTTGAAGAAGAAACGCAGAGATATCTGAAACAATTCGGAGTCTCAGAGAAAGAAATCTATAAGATTCAATTTGAAAAGTGCAAAGAAGCAGCACTTGAAATTCTAGAAACAGTAGTAGAACTTATTAAAGAAGACAAGTTTGAAGAAGTGTCTGCCATGCTTGAACATAGTCCTGCTGGAGATGATATGGGATGCGATAATTCCTATATCGACTTCTCATCTATATTTGAAGATGATAGAGATGGCTGGGACATTTCAGATATAGTTGGATATCTAAGACAAAGAAAAGAGGCGGAAAAGAAGTAATTTTAATTATTCAAAAATTTATATTAATTTTATAATTCCTTTCAGGGGACAGGAGTAGCTCTCTTTCGACTTCGGTGTCACACGTCTCGATTACCCTTTAGGTTTTTATTTAGTGACATAAATTAAAAATATCAAACATGAACATCAGTAAAATTAATTTAAAGAAATTCATTGAAATCAACCCTAAAGAGGAATTCTTTATAGATTGTCCAGGGCAATATTTTATTTATTTACTAGTAAATGATGAAGATATAGTTTATGTAGGTCAGACTTTTAAAGTAAATCATAGGCTTGTTGATCACATTTCAAGTAACAAAATTTTCAATAAAATATTTATTAGAAAGGTTAATAAGAAAAGAGCACTATTCTTTGAATCATATTTAATTTTCTTTCTTAGACCTAAATACAACAGAATGATATCTTCTAATTTAAGATTTTTACCATTTGATGGTTTATACAGAAATAATGTTCATGGTAGAAGTTTCAATGTTGTTTTTATAGGTGATATCCCTTATGTTGATTCTAAAGGAATTGTTTTTATAAGATCTTATTATAGTCATAAATCAAGTTGTAGTTCTATTGAAGATCAACACAGGTGGGAAAAACAAAAAATTATAGATGATGAAAAGCGTAAAAAACGTGATGAGAGATTAAAAAATGTTCCTTTAAATGATCTTTGTTGGACTAATGAAGATAACTATTTAAAAATATTAAAAGACGAGAATTAATGACTTTATTTAAATAAAAATGGAAGAAATAAAAAATAATGAAAGAGGATTTGTAGGGATTTGGATTCCAGCTGCTATATGGAATGCAGAAGATTTATTAATAGCTGAGAAGTTTGTTCTGGCAGAAATAAATTCTTTCAGTAAAACAAAATTTGGGTTCTTTGCTTCTAATGCATGGCTGGCTGATTTTATGGGGTTAAGTAAGAGTAGGGTCAGTCAAATTCTAAGTAAGTTGAGGGATCTTAAATATATTGATGTTACTTATTCTTATAAGTCTCATTCTCCGAAAGAAGTTGATAAGAGATACATTACTATTAATCATGTAAAGGTCTTTCTTACTGATGAGTCTAAAGAGTATAGAAAGTCAGTTTTTGATGAACTTAAGAAAGAGTTTGGCAATTAATATATTAATTACCCCTTATAATAGATTAATTTGCCCCTATAATCTACTAATTAGGTATTATAATATACAAAATACCCCATATAAGAGACTATTAGGATATATGCTTATATTATTATTATATATTATTTATATATTCTATAGTATAAGTTAAAGGGTAGGAAGTAGACCGACAAAAAATGTCGGTACAAATCTTTTTATTTTTAACATTAAATTTCGACATTATGAGTTCACTTGGCTCCTACATAATAAAGAATGAGAGAATATACTTCACTACCAGATATAATTCAGATTTCATATCAGATGTGAAAGAGATAGTGGGTAGGAAGTATGATATGGATAAGAAGTGTTGGGATGCCCCTATTTCTTTTTCTTCTTCTACACAAGTAAAAGCTCTTATTGAGAAATATGAATTAGTTAATTTAAGCGTGTCTAACACAGGTTCACCAGAGAACGACATAATCCTATTAAATGATATAGAGACGGTGTTAGACCAAAGGATACCATCACTGAATGAACAATTAGAAGCCTTACAACAATCTAAACAATTACTATTGTATCCCAGACCATATCAAATAAGAGGGATAGCATACAATCTGATAAGCAAGAGATGTATAAATGGCTCTGAGCAAGGAACAGGCAAAACATTCACCACTATATTCACTATAGAGCTTGAGAACCTATTTCCCTGCGTAGCAGTAGTCCCCTCATCAGTGAAGTATAATTGGGAGAAACAATGGAAGAGGGTGAACCCAAATAGATCGGTATCAGTAATAGAGAACAAAGACTCAGATTTCACTGCTGACGTATTGATTATGACTTACAATGCTGTAGGTAAGAAGATCATTGAGAAAGTAAAAGATGAGGAAAAAGAGAAGATAATCTACAAGTACGAGCAGATGGATGGACTCCTATTTAAGAGTTTTATAGCTGATGAATCACAATATCTAAAGAATAACACAGCAATAAGAACAAAGGCTATTAAGAAGCTCTCAAAGAAGATAGACTACAGGTTCCTACTTACAGGGACTGC